AACCTTAGTCTCTGATAATTTTGTATCTATGTTATTGGGTAGTTTTGCGTATTTCCGTACCAAATTTCTATAATCCCCCATACTATAATCTAGAGCTGATATTGAAGCCTCAAAGTCCAACCTACTGAGTGTGTGTGGTTTAATACTTTGTCCACTTACAAAGGGAAACACAGATCTAGGAATTACTCTGAATGGCGTTTGACTTGTTTCTTTGTTTGGTGATACTGTTTTTAACACCATTCTAGTTGTGTTTTTTTGAGAAAAATCATCACCACCATTATATATTATTGTAGAGTCTGATGTGTGTTTGAAATACACATACATATCTCTTTGCAATACATCTAGTGGATCAAATACTGCAGTACTATCTAATGCGCTTGGTACAGCTACGCGGGGTCTGCTGTTTGTATTAAAGGTAGCTGATGTGTAATGATTCGTTGCTGCGGTTTTGTGTTTCTCAATTGGTATTAGTGCTAGGGATAATCCTGTGATTGCTAACCTTGGTGGTGGTGCTAATGGTATTTGTTCTGTTTTTGGTTTATCCTTATATCTTGAATCCTTTGATAATATTGTTTGAATAAAATCTACCTCCCCACCTTCTCCCTTTTGTTGAAAAGTTGCCTTTTTGTAGTTTTTCTCCCAACCAATCGTTTCGAATATCAAATCCGAACCGTTGTTTTTCGCGTCGAAGTGATTGAAAATTCTCCAATCATTTGTTATATAATTCAAGCTTACCCTTATCTTGGTTGTACTTGGATTAAGGCGTTCGATTACCAGTCTATTGAATTCTAAATATTGACCATGGGTTGGTCTGTCATTTGGATTTGGGTATAATTCATCTGCTGTAAACAGTGTTGCATCGTTTTCATTGCCCAAGGAGGTAACTCCTAATTTGTATATATCCTCTGTGTAGTACCTTTTTCCTATGTGGTTTGATATTCGCTTACTCCATGGGTCTGTGAGTGTTACTGTATTTGGATTAGATGTAGTGCTACCATTTGGTTGTAATATTTTACTTATTAACCTAGTTTCGCTATCAAACTCCTCTATTGTTACGTAACACCTATCTACAACCTTTCCAGGTCCGGCCATAAGGAAGTTCTCAAGACTAACCCTAGGAGCTCCCATGAAATAATTCTTAGCATCAATTCTCTGGTCTGGGAAGAGTGTACTTAATGTTGGTATATATTGACTAATAGCATTACCAATATAGCAACCAAATATAGCTCTCACTCCAGCAATACCGTAAACACTACCTTTAATTTGGTTTTGTATTTCGCTCACATCTATATCTTGGTATGCTTTTACAAAGAAGCTTCCTCCGGCTTTTTCAAACTTATAAACATCTCTAGAAAAGTAACCACCCTTTCCTTTTTTGCTAAAATCTGTTGCATAATCTATACCCTTAACTACTCCAACTTCTAGTTGGTATGGTCGTGGATGCATAGTATCGGCATTATATCCAAATATGTCAACTCGGTTTGGTTGCTTTAGTTCTGTAGTATCTCTTTTTGATAACTCTCTAGTGATGAGTGTGTCGGTATCTCCCTCCCAGCCGGTAGTGCCGTCAGTTGCACTTCCGTTTATTATTAGATTTTTATAAAAATAAGCATCTAAATCTGGATTAAGCACTTCTATTGTTATTGGCGATGATATTACCAATCCTATGTCATTTGATATTTCACAAATATAAGTTCCAGCTGATTCAGGTTGTATTCTTTCAAACCCAATAACATTACCTATTACTATCGTTTTACTTTGTAGCGATTGTTTTTCGTGCGTTCTTATGATTCCGTCATTAACCTTCCATGTATAGTTTAGGTCTTGGTTGGCTTGTTTTATTGTTGGAATACCATTCTCTACGTTTAGTGTATTTGGTTGTTTGGCTTCTATTTTTAATTCAAAAGTAGAACCCTGCATCACCTTTATTGTTCCATCTGGAAATATGTGTAAATTGTTTCCTGTAGCGTTTGCTATATTTGAGGGGATTATTTTTGGTGATGATGCGTCTGCTATGTTCGTAGTTATAATGGGTGGTTGATTTATTATCACCGGCATTAAACTATATTGCGTTTCGTTTTCATTTACACTACTTGTTGGCAATAGTATTGAATATTCCCCGTCGTTGTTGATGAAATACTATCATTAATATCTCCGCTTAGTGTATCATCTAAATTTCTCATTGAGTTCTTGAAACCTTAAATATCCAACTATTATCGTGAATTTGAGAACCGAAAGATCCAGGGTTTGGAACCTTTAGTAGTATTTTATAGTATCGCTCTGGTTGGAATCCCTCGAGAGGAAGACTAAAATAATTTCCGTTATTATCTACACTCAAACTAGTGTACTCACTAAAGTTAATAATTATATCGTCTGTTTGAGCACTACCAATTGCGTATTGTGTTCCGCTAGGTAGCTTATATCTATCTAAAAATACTGAAGAGGTTGCAAAGGTTGGTGTTGGATACTGGTATCTCGCTCCAAACTGAATTGTTGGGATCGATGATTCTGCATACTCCGATTGTAAATTTATTGCTATAATGTTATATGGTTCGGTTGTATCTATCTGCGTTAGTGTTGTATTTGTAACACTTTCGTCATATTTTGCCTCAACCACTGGTGAGTATATGGTATGTGTATCTTTACTAAAAAACTTGATACTTTTAAACTTAGATAGCGAGATCTCGTTTGTTTGTTGTTTTTTAACTACAAAACCGTGGAAAGGTATTGATCCCGATTGTACTGCTCTAATGATACTATTAACATTCATATTCACATCAGCAGCTTTATAACTAAATGATTGAGATGCCGCTGACGATGTATACCAAGCTCCTCCTCCAGGTGTAGTAGTATAGGATCCAGTTGTGAGTGCGGCAAATGATGAAGTGGGCCAAGCTGATACCAGATCTAGTTTTCCATTTCTGTAATACCAACTTACACCTTCAGTTGTTTGTGGGCTATTTCCATACCGACCTATACCCATATCCCAACTTTGTGAAATGGGATAACAATCTAGTGTGTATTCTAATGGAATCTCCTGCTCCTCTGTTGCATACAACCTTAAATTCCAACTAAATCTATTGGGATCAAGTCCTAAATCTACTATACTAGCTGATATTGCAGTGTAGTCAAAATCTACTAATATTCGCGAATTATAGCTGCTAGTGTTGTCTATTATCTTAGATAACTCCAATATAGCATCCAATCCTGTATTCTTTTCAGGATCTTTTTCGTATATTGTTGCGTCTTTTTTGGGGTAAAATCTTAGTATCATACTAGTGTGTGGCTATTCGCCCTTTAATATCGTTATCTGGAAATTTAACTTCAAAAATAGCTGGATCTAGGCTTGGGTATATTATTCCATTTCTTGTCGCCGCTTCTATATTATAAACCACATTACTATAGTCCAACAACTCATTATTTAGGTTTTTAATTCTAACACCAGTTACCGTTTGAACACCATTTGCTGTTAGTAATATATTGTATATATCACCATAAACTATAGGTTGATTAATTTGCCACTTATCTGGTTCAAAAAACTCTTTTAATAAATTAATGCAATTTAGTATTGCCTCGTTTGCATTAAAGTTAGGTAATGCTATTATATCAAAATCTACTCCTATATCTATAATGTAAGCATCTCTTATATTAATACTATCCGTTAACATTCTATATTGTGAAATATAAGTCTTTAGGTTTTCTTTCACTGCGCGATTTGCCTTTGTATATTGTTTTAGGTTGGTGTAACCTAACACATACATATTCATCGCAAGTGGATTAGCTACATTATCTTGTACTTCCGAGGTACCTATGTTTGATTGCTCATCTGGGGTGATAAAAACCTTTGCAACACTTCCAAATACGTTTGGCATTGCATAAGCTCTTACTATATAATCCTCCTTAGTTACAGCTCTATTTTGAGAAGTAAACTGACCGAGTGTGTTCTGTCTTATTTCGTCTAAGGTTTCTTGACTTCTACCCCCTACTGCTGCTGTTAGGTTGTTAATAGCTACAGAGTTTAATATATTTGTATTTAATATTCCTGTAGCTTGTGGAAAGTTGTTAGTATTTGCGTTAATTGCAGTTATTTCTGTTATTGTATTACTAGGTACATTTGATAATATCCCACCACCAACTAAATAGGTAACTGTTAGTGTTGTGTTTGATGGGGCAATTCCGTAGGTTGATGTAAATATTGGTGACTGAGGATCTATTGATACATCTATATCATCCTTTCCAGTTGGTAGTTTAAGTCCAATATTCTCAGGTGTTGCTAGTAGCTCTTCATCGGGTGAAGAACTTACACCTGCTCCAAATTGAATCTCCAATCCAACCTCCGTTACTCTTGCTATAAAGCGGCGAGGTACTCTTTTTAGTTTCATTAGGTATGGAGTGTCTTCGCTATATTCAGCCGCATCTGGATCATTGTAGGATGTATTTATTACTTTTTCGAAAATGGTATCTTGTGCTAGGTATGGTACCTCGTACCACTCATTACCATCTCCATCCACTATGTTATCAATCCCGATTACATCGTCTCCTTCGATTTGAAACTTGAAAAATTTCTGAGTACCAACCACTTCGATGCTTTTGGTTTTCGGTTCAGCGGAGATTGCTGTAACTATCTTTTTAGCTAAGAAATAGTTTGGTGCGTTATTGTTATCTACTGTGTATACTGATATTTCGGTTGGAGAATATACATCGTTAATAGAGAAGTCTACGGCATCCTGTATTAGAAACTCTATATTACCTGCTGTACTCCTTCCCCTCATTCCAGCTGGAATTTTGAGTGCATAATTGGTATCATGTACAACGTTTTCACCACTACCAGATGCTGGGAGTAATTGGTATATCTCTATATCTACCTGAGATGGTACACTTATTTTTGGTTTGTATCCCATAGTTGATGCGATAGATAATATACTTCTACGCTCTGTTGCATGTGCTAATAGTGTCTCTTTAAATTGAGAATCTACATAGTAGTTTAGTACATCTCCAACATAGGCAGCCATCTCGATAAACATCATTCCTGGTGATGCTTCATTAAAATCATTATAAGTATCTGGGTAATAAACTTTTGTGAAATCTATTAACCCCCTCTTCAAGGAGTCAAAATCTCTACCCAAGTACTTTATATCCTTTGATGTTGTTTTTGGTCTGTTAGCCATTCTGTTGTGTGTTTATGATCTCAAGTTGTATAGATTTCGTATCAAGTTGATTACCTATCAAACTAATCTCTAAGACCAAATTGATGGGTTTGACTCAACATTGTTGTTTATATCTAGTGTATTAATAAATATGTAAGGTAACCAATATTGAAAACTATCTCGTATAACTCCCCCAACTTCCACTAATAAATCATCTATTGTGTTTTGAAAAACTAAGTTTCGTAGGTTACAACCAAACTCTGGTTGCATAACGCGCTCACCTCTATTTGTTTGTAATAGGTTTTTTGCATTGGCTGCAGCCTGGTCTAATGATAGATAGTTGAGTTTAAAAGAGGTTCCAGTACTAGTGTTCATAGGTAAGTCAATACCAATCGCTGTGTTTGGTTCAAAATCAATTGGATCTATTCTTACTTCTGTTGCCATTATTTATTTGTTCTATATTGATCAGCTGCTTTCAAAACTTGTGAATAATCCTTCATGAATGACTTTGTTGGATCACTATATCCCCCAGTCTCGGGAAGTGGTGCGTCGTCACTCAACATGGATGATAAACTCCCCAATCCCATATCAGCGTGTTGTGCTGTCATGGGTCCTCCATTCATGTCTGGCCACTCTTCTTCTTCTTGATAAGACTCCCTTAACATATCGTTCGCAGTTTCGTTTAATAAATCTCCTAGGGGGCCGTCAAACGACACCATTGGAGTTGTTCTTCTTTGTATATTTTTCTGCTTAACTTGTGGAATTTGTGCAGGTTGGATTGTTTTTATTTTGGCTTCATTTAGTAGTGGCTTTATTGTTTTTAATTCCTCTCGGACAATTGTGCGGACCTCTTCACGTATAACCTTACGTATTAAATTTACAAAATCGGATGCTTTCATGTTGTTTATATATAAATAGTTGCGTTTTCAGATGTAGCTACTAAAAGGTATAGGTGTTATACCAGTATTTGGTGGTGGAATCACTAAGCCAGTCATTTGTTTTATTTGTAGCTCAAAACTATGTGCAATTTCTCTTACCATACTAACTAATCCATCTTGTGGTAATGCTTTGATCTTCGCAAAAGATCCTACACCAATTGCCACGTGGTTTGTTGTTTGGTTACTCCCTCTCCAAGTTATTCCAGTCCAAAATACACGTGCAGCTAAGCCTAGAGCTATTGACATAAACGCAGCTTCGGTATTTACTAGCCTACTCTTTATTTTATCTAAATATTCTCTATGTTCCTCTTTCAACTTATCTAATCTAACTTGTATTTTCTTTTTCTGCTTATCAATAAATGTATCAACATCCTTCTTTATAGTAAGTATAATTCCATCTATTATATTTCTAAGCTTTACTATTAACATCACTATTATAGATTGTCTTTTGTTTAGTATATCTTTTATTTCTCCCAACCGCTGTATGTACTCCTCGTCGTCGCTTATTGGGTTTGTCACTAAAGTTGCTATAAATTGGCGTGCCTTTTGTAGGTGCTTAGTTTCTAGTTGGGTAAAATGCGTAACTACTTCTAGATTATGAAAAGCGCTAGCAATAGACTCCATCTTACTCTGATCCGTAGCTAGTTCTATAATCAACTTCCCCATAACTATAGGATCATCAACTTTAGCGCTTATTAAATCCTCAATAACCTGAATCCCTTTAATTAAAACGCTATCTGTGTTGTTGGGTGTTTTTTTAAG